TCACTGCATGGCGTATGCAGCCGACGCGGCGGCCCCCTTGCCAGTCGATTGAGCATGCGGGATCAAGCTTGCGAGCCTGACGTCCTTGCGCGCGCTGCCGACACTGCTGCCGACCCAGTACGAGACGACGCTGGTCGACATCGCTCCCAAGGTGCCGAGAAGAACATTTAGCACGGGCTCGGCGTTGGCAGGGAGCGTGCGGAGCAATGCGAGCGCCATGACGGTTCCAAACGTGAGCAGGACGATCACGCTGACGATGGCGGCACCCCACGCCATGGGAGAGCCGCTTTGGGCCAACTGAACCGCGGTTGCGCGGGCGTTGGCCACGTCGGCGAGTTGGGCGACGAGTTGGTCCTGCGCGGCGCGGGCGGCCTCAGTTGCGCGCTGGGAGGCAATGCTGGCCAGTTGCAGGCGCAGGTTGATCGCGACCTCCGGATTATTCAGCGCGGACAGCTGAGCATCGATCTGTGACGCCCCGGTGACGGTCTGGACGGCGGCCTGAACCGCCTTGACGGTCTCGGCCGAGCCGGGGCCGAACAGCCAGCGGCCGAGTTCGGGCGCCAGATCGAGTGCGACCCCGCCGGCGGCGCCGAGCGCGGTTCCGATGCCTGGCACGATGCTTCCCGCGGCGGCACCTTTGACCGCATCCTGGCCTACTTGCAACCAATCCATCAGGCAGTCTCCCCGGCCCGTAAAGCTTCGAATTGAATGTTGCAGACGCGTCGGCTCCAACCGAGCCCGAAGGTCCGCCACGTTGGCAGCGATGCCAGGAACAGGATGCGCTGGGCCTGGTAATCCGCGAGGATGGAGGCGCCGCGGCCATTGCAGCGCTGCGCGGCGGAGAGCGTCACCGGGCCAATCACGCCGTCGATATCGACACGCAGGACGCACTGCAGCCAACGTAGGGCCCGGTCTGGGCCACTGTTCACCGCGGCATCGAACACGAGCAGGGCAATGGCTGGCGGCAGTTCGTCGCCGCGCACATGATCCCAGTAGTCGCGGCGGTAGATCGTCTTGGCGTCGTCGAGCGTGAGGGCGAGGATGTTCATATTCGGGTAGGAGGCGGCCGAGATACCGTATTTGGTGCCCCGGCACTCGCCAGCGCCGCATTTTGCACCGGTCCAATTGCCGGGATCGGCCGAGTTGGCGGTGTAGCCCCCTTCCTCCCCAATCACGGCTCGGAACGCATTATCGAAGACGGTCATGTCGGCTCCTCCAATCCGGGTACGTCCATGGCGGGCCAGGTCGGCGGCTCCACCCCTTCGCGGGAGCAGAAGCCGACGACCATCGCTTGTGCGTTGAGCCCAGCGTGACGAAGATCGTGCGCACGCTGGTTCCACCAGCGCGCCAGGTCCCAGCCGCGATCGCGGTCCCGCTCGACATCGAGCAGGCGCCGCTGGACGCGCTCTAGCTCCGTTCGCAGCCGATCGAAGAGCTCGGCCTGATCGCGCGACAGCGCGAGACGCTGGGCTTCCAGGTCGCGCAAGACGGTTTGCTCGCGCGTGGCGACGTCGCCATGCAGCTTGTCGCCCCGCTCGATCCACCACCGCCACAGAACCCAGAGGGCGCTGGCCACGCTTGGGGCGGCGGCGGCGGCGACGACCCACCAGGGGCCGTTTGCGAGATCGGGCATTGAGCGGGCTTTCGGCACTAGAGCATTTTCCGATCGGGTGAAGCCACCCAATCGGAAGTCGTGCTCGCAGAGAGTAGCAGCAGTGTTTCCAAGACAGATCGCTTGGGAAATGCCCGACTGGAGCCGAGACGACGGCAGAGATCATAGTCCAGCATGGGCTCTCCGCCAGGCAAGATAGTACCCCATTGCAGCGATAATGGCGTACGTCCCGGACCAGACGCTGGCATCGGACATGATGAGGCAGCCGGCGAACAGGCCGTTGCCGGACGCGACGACGAGAACGCTGGTCAGGCAGATCACGGGATTGCTCGTGATGAACCCGACTACGCCGATGTTGGCGATGACGAGGAACAGAACGGCCCAGACGTGTTCTGGCGCGAAGGCCGCCATATAGGCAAACCCGTTGTTCGTCTTAAAGACATTACTGGCGAGATCGAAGTAAAGCCCGAGCCATCCCATGATCGCCGTCAATCCGAGGTGGATCGCGTTGCGGGTGTCATACATTGCTGGTCCTTCTCATGGGGGCACCGCTTGCTACCGCGCTGGATCGGGAGCGGCACGCGTGCTTCAGGCAGCCACCATGTCGTAGGGTGAGTAGGTGCTTGGCCCCATCGGGACAACGAAGGCCAACATCTGGTCTCGCATGGACTGGGTCGCCGCCGGGTTCCCGGCCTGCCGCGCCATCATCACCGCCGACAGATGGAAGGGCAGGTAATTGATCCAGTTCGGAATGTATGGGTAAGCCTGCGCCGTAGTGTAGTTGGCCGCGGATTGGGGACGCCAGGCGAGGTTGACGCCATTGGTGTCCGACGACCAGGTGAGCGGCGGTCCGGATGGAGTAGCTGCGATCGTAAACGTCGTAAGCGGCGGGGTCGGCGCGGCGTAGACGTTGCCCGAGGTTGCTTGCGGGTTCGTGACGTCCCGGATGTAGCCTACTTGGCCCTCGACCGCGCCGGCCGGGATCGTGCCCCTGCCGTTGCTCTGCGTCTCGGACGTGAACACCACCATGTCGCCGTTGGTGAATGGCGGTGGTGGTTGGTTGACCGCGTTCCAGTAAACCGACCCCATCGTGAAGACGCCGTTTGTGGCGGTGAGGTTCGGAGTGACTTGCACGAAGGGCTGTTGCTCGGCCGGAAGGAGCTTGTTGGTTGTGCTCCAGCTCGTGTTCTTGAGCCGGTCAACGGTCCGGTATTGATCGAATGCGTAGAACCGCCCGTTTGCAGCGTTTCGGCCGGTCCAGTTGAACGTGTGGTCCCCGAGGCGCTTCCAGCGAGGATCTTCCGTCATCAGGTAATTGGCATACGCGCAGGTACACTGGATCGCCGTCATCCACGGAATTGAGATGCTGTTCAGGCCGAGTTCAGAGGGCGGGTAGTACGCGCCGGCAAGAACGTAGTCGGCGGGCATGTTGTTAAGGCTGCCGGCAATGTAATCGCCGTTGTGCGCGAGCAAAGCTTGGAAGTAACCGAACGCGACGTGGTCTGCCGAGACGAGTCCGCATGCATGGCCTAGGATGAGTTGCGCCCAACCCATCGCGCGGATGTTGTCGGCCAGCCACTGTCCGCACAGTCCTGACCAGTAGCTGGTATCGGTCGATGGCGCTGTTGCGGCGGCCTGCTGCGGCTGACCGGTCAGCATGAGCTGGCGGAAGTTGTTGTAACCGTAGATCGATTGGTGAGCGAGGTTCGAGGCGAGATCGAGTTGTGCCTCTAGCAGCCACTCGTCGCCGGTTACGAGTGCCATGAAGTAGCAATAGGAGACAGCATGGCTGCTATCGCCGCTGGTATTCCAGGCGCCGGTGCCGCCGAGTGGGTAGGCGACGCCGTCCTGCGCTCCGCCTTGGCTCCGACCATCGTAGTAGGAGTCAACCGCGACCGGCATGCCCTGTGCGGTGAAGTCGGAGTAGCTGGCGGCTTTCGGCCGCATGATCAGTGCGATCGGCGTGTTGGCGGTGTCGGGCGCCGCGTCGCCGGGTCGCTGGCGCTGGCGGTTACTGCGGTAGTGATAGGGCACACCGAGACCGGCGAGCGCGTTGACTCGGGCGCGGGCAAGCGCCTGCGGGTCCAAGCGCTTGAAGAAGTCGGCGTCCATGGTCGGGATCACTCCTCGCCCGAGATACTCGCCCGTGCCGTCGATATTGGCGCGGTGCTCCATTGCGCCGCAGGGAACATAGGCTGGCGGTGCGACGGCTGCTGGGGGATTGGCCCCGTTGATCGGGGGGCAAAGGCCGGTCGAGATAAGGTAGGCCCGGTCGAAGCTGGTGAACAGAGTCGGCTGGGTCCCGGTGACCCACGGGGCCGCGCCCGCATTGTTGCCGGTCTGCACGGCGAGTAGCCACTGGCTCGCGTATGGATGCTGCACGCCAGTGTAGCTGACGATGGACGTCGCGCCGTCGAGCAGCGCCGCATCGTAATTTAGGCGGAATTTTCCAGAGACGCTCCACCAATCGAGCGCCATGACAGCACCAACCTGGATGCCGGCCGTCGAGCCATCGGTATTCTTCCAACGCGTGACATACCAGTTCACCTTGAGATGCGCATCGGCGACACCGCTGGCATTGTCGGTGGCCATCCCCCAGCCCTGCCAGACGTCCGCGATCGGCCCGGTCGTAAGCGTGGTCCACCGGGTCGGTGTTGCAGCGTGCGTGGCCAGTGAGGCTGTGAAGCTGCTGCTGCCGTGCGGCGCGGTGTTGGTGCCGTCGAACTGGGTGACGTTGGCGAAGCCGATCTTAATATCGTGGCCCGAAAGCGCGGTGACGAGGCTGCTGTCCCCGGCAACCGCCGTGCTCCCAGACGGCAACACGCCGGTTGCCGCGCGCATCGTATAGGAGCGGCTCTCGGAGGCGGCCCAGGCGGTGTCGCGCAGCAGCATCCGGGCCAGCTTCAGACTGCCGTCCGACCAGGTCCGCACGGCGTAGAATTGTGCTGAACCGGAACCCAGTTGCGGGATGCTGCCGGAGGGCACGTCACCTTTCTTGAACCACACCCCGCACTTGTGAAATCCCGGGGAGACGGAGGCGGCGAAATTCTGAATACTGAAAGCTTGCGATACGGTCGTGCCGGAGTTGCCTGCCGATCCACTGGCCGGATTGATGAGAAAGGGGCGGCCATTCAGCCGGCGGTTCAGAAGAATTGTCATTCATCACACCGTCTTAATCATGATGTCTTGCTTGGGCCGCATGTGCCAGCCCATGCCGATGCCGAAATCGGTCCTGTCGTCGCACAGCACGGTCGCTTCACCCGCCGGGACGCCGCCCGTGGACTGGCCGAAATCCGAGGCGAAATGGGCCGTCATCGTGCTCGGCATGACGTCCGTTGTGCCATCGCCGTAGGTGATCCCGCTGGCGCCGGCGAGCGTTACGTCGATCGTGCCGTCGGCACCGGGCGGCGGCGCGGTGGCGTTGATCGCAGCACCGGTGATCTTGATGGTTTTGCCCGGCGTGCCGGCTGCGCCCGCGTAGCCGCCTGACGGGTAGAGGGCGAACAGCGAGGCGATGTCGCCGGCGCTGGCCGGGTTGTAGGAGAAGGTCGAGTTGTTGAAAAGGATCTTTACGCCTTGCAGGGCCGTCCCGCCGTGCAGCTTGAATGGGAAGCGGATGACCCGGCTGCCGCTGGAGATCGTGGCGCTGGCAGAAAGCGTCGGCCCTCGGTTCTGCGTCTGGTTGCCGCCCATGGCTGCCGTTTCCGTCGCGAAGATCAGCCGGGCGCTGGAACGGACATACTGCATTCGCGCCGCCATAGTGGCGTGGTTGTTGGCGTATTCGTTCCAGTTATAGGTTTCCTTCGAGACCACCATCGGATTGACCGGCTCGATCTCGTTGAGGAAAATGCAAGTGTTGCGGGTGAAGCCTTCGGGGCGGGAGCCATCGCCGCCGAAGATGCCGGAAGCGGAGCACCAGCCGATGACGGCGCAGGCCGGATAGTTACGGGCGATCCAGTCCACGGCGGCCTTGTAGCGGATGCGGTTCTCGGCGAGGGACTCGGTCGGGTAGTTACTGTCGACGCCATCCCAGCTATTGGTCGCGCCCCAGAAATAGCGGAACTTGCCACCGCAGGCGTAGCTCATCGTGCCCTGAAAGCCGTAACTCAGCGAGCCGTCGTGGCCGACGAACTGATCGAGTCCGCCGCCGGTGGACGAGAGCATGCCTGCGATGCCGCAGACCACGCCGAGCTGCGCCTCGACGATGCGGCCGAGCTCCATCGAACCGGACGACGACGTGTTGCCGTAGTGGTATTGGTAGGGGTCGCCGGAAACGCCATCGTTGCGGAACCAGCCGGAGTCTGCCGGGTATCGGTAGTCGTAACTGCCGAAGGTGACGGCTTTGGCGTAGGTGGTGGAGACCGCCCCGCCCGACTGCGCGTAAGCCTGGCCGACGCCGCACTCGAACGAACGGCTGGCAACGCCGAATACAACGCCGACGCTGAACCGGTTGGCCAGACGAATCGGGTTGGTGAACGCAGCGTCGGTCGCGATCTCGGCAAAGTAGTGATAGGGACCGGCGGGCAGGAGCAGGGTGAGTCGGCCGGTGCCGCTGAGCGGCCCGTAAACCTGGACCGGGGCGGCATTGAGGTATGTGCCGGTGCCAAGCATGGTCGTGGCACCCGACGAGAGCGCGTCGACGAGCTTGATCCAAAGGCAGTTCGTGGCACCTCCGAGCGCGGTGATGTTGATCGGCACCTCGCCCCAGCCACGGGCCCATGAGAACGAAAACCCCGAAGGATTGCCGCTGACCGTGTCTCGCTGGTGCGCCGCCTGATCTCCAAACACGAGGTTTGCCGTGATCGTTTGCGCTGTGCCCGAACTCACGGCGAAGACATTGAGCGGCGACGGGTATGGGGCGTAGAGCGCCGCCGTATTGCTGCATCGGATTGCGTGCTCACCTGCGGCGGTCGGCTGATAGCGGATGGCGACGGGCGTCGTGCTTGCCGGCGAATAATTCGCCGTCGCGCCATCTGGAAAATTGCCAGTGCCTTTGCTGACCGCCAGCGTGATCGACCCGGCGCTGGGAGGCCAGGCGCCGTTTGGAGAGATTGACAGCGTCTGCGCCGTGCCGATCGTGGTCGCGCTAACAGGGAATAGCGCGTCGAACCGGTTCGCGGTGCCCGAAGCGGAGACAGCGGTGATTGCATAGGACTGCGCGCCGCTACTATTGAGCATGCCGGTAGCAGAGACATTAAAGCTGCCCAACGTTCCCGGCGCGCTCACAGGCGTGAAGTTGAAGACAACGGAAGCTTTGCCAGTGCCGATCAGCGATGCGTTGTCGAACGAGCCGGCCAGGCCGGTCACAGACGGCGTGATCACTTCACCCGACGGCCAAGCACCGCTGCTTGGAGTGACCAGTATCTGCACCGGCGCACTGGGAGCGCCTCCGGCTGTGGATAGCGCAACCGAAAACGACGTTGCCGACGCGGTCGAGGTCGAGCTTCCGACAAGATTGTCGGTTGTGCTGAGACCGTAGGCGTTGCTCGCCACGATCCGTAGGTCATAGGAGGTGCTGGGCGCGAGACCGACAAAGGTTCCGCCAGTACTGGTGAAAGACGCGCTGTTCTGCGTCCAGGTGCTGCTTCCGTGCGGTGACGTAAAGCCAGAATAGGCGATTAAAGCAGAACCGCTTGCGGCGGTGAAGGTAACAGGCAGGGTTGTTGAACTGGCCATGCCGACGTTCAGGTTCGTAACGGCGGTCGGCGCGAGCCCGCCTGATCCAATTACTCCCAGCGGTCGCCCGTTGGCCTGGCGGCGGCCGAGAACGACGATCATGACCGCACCCAGCGATTGCGAACACCTTGGAGAAGGGGACGTAGCTTTGCGGCGATTGCCGGGCCGATTGCTCCGAGATTAGCGATCCCAAGAGGATGCTGCCCGTCAACGCTGTCAGCAGTCGAGAACATTCCATTGGTGTCAATCTTGGTGACCCGCTGGCTACTAACCTGCGCTACGGCCGTGGCGATGTCAGCGGCCTTGCGCTGGCTGAACGGCACCATGCAAGCGACTTTTGTTACCGCCGGAGTTGCAGCGAGTAACCCGGTCAGAACCGCTTTGTAGTTCGCAATAAAGGTCGTGTCGCCCGTGCTGGTTCCATCGTTTTCACCATAGGCAACGACAATCAGGTCGGGCGCTGGCGTAAAGCTCCTCGGCTGGCCGGCCCAGAGTTGGTTGTAGCTGGCCGTCAAACCCGGCACTCCGAGAACACCGGCAGTGCCGATGCCAGTGCCGCCGAAGCCGATGACTGCCACTTCGGCCCCGAGGAGGTCTCGCTGGCGAAAGGCCCAACCGATCATCGCGTCAGAACCGTCGGTGTCTTGCGAACCGGCCCCGGCACTGCTGACGGTATGATAGCCTTCGGTGATACTGTCGCCGAAGAACCAGATCGATTGACCGATCGTGCTGGGAGCAGAAGTCGACTGCCCCGCCGCGAGCGCCAGACTGGTCAGAACGACAGCGGTATTTTGCGGAGACCAGCGCGATCCGCCCTGGTTAGCTCCGAAATTGAGGAACTCGGACGTGCTCTTTACCATCACCTCCAGGTAGTGGCGTGGCCACAAAGCCGTGCTACTCGGCATGGAAAGCGGCATAGTTGAAGCTAATGTTACTTGGTTCCACACTACTCCATCGACGCGGTAGTAGAGTTGCGGGAGCGGGGTGCTGTTCGACGACGTGTCGAACGTCAAGCTACATTGAGAACCCGTGAAGATGGTCCGAAAGTATGCCCCAGCATTGACCGTCTTAGCGGTCCCTGACCCCACGAGCCAAACGCCGGGAGAGTAGACAATCCCAGGGTCACTGGGTGCGATCGTCGTCGTAGACGTCGCCGCGATGTAGGTGATGGGAGCAGGGTTGGTCAGCGACCCGGCATTGGTCGTCGAGACCGTTTTGGCGCCGCCCGATGCGGCGGTGTAGGCGAACGTCGCAGACGGACTTGACCCTGCCGCAAGGGTGATCGACGGCGGAGAAAAGCTACCACCGCCGCCCGCATCGGAGGGCGTGATCGTGATCGCGGCGGACGTGGCTCCGTTCGCTGTGACGGTGAATATGGGTGAAGGCTGATTGACGGTCCCGCTCGACGGCCCCGTGAGAGAGTATGCCGTCGCGCTCTGAAGGGTGCTGTCATTGCCATTGCCATCCAACCGCCAGAGAGCCTGGAGGCCGGGCTCGGCACCCGTGTACGCCGAGGTCGGGACCGTGAACGCAATGGGATACTTGTCCAAGCTCCAAAGCGAGACGTCATCCAGTTCGCCGGTATTGAATTGAAATGTGGCCGCGGTTTCGTAACCACCATGAGACCGGACGACCAGATAACCGGTCGCATGCCCACTCCCGTCTCCGGCGGTGTCGTAGCGACCGGACGTGCTGCTGATGGATGCAGTCCCAATCAGCACCCCATCAAGCGTCAGGGTCAGCGTCGTCGTCGAGAGGGACAGAGTCGCGAAATGCCATGTCCCGGTGGAAGGCACGCCACTCGAGTTGACGCTGACGGCAGCTCCGCCGCCCGATTTCCCGCCGTACTCGCCGTGCAACGTGCCGTTGGCGTTAAAGCCCAGCCAGAAGAGCTGGGTCGCACCTGCCATGACCTGAACAGCGGTCGGAACGCTGTTGAGCTTGAACCACAATCCGATCGCCCAAGGCGTTCCGCTGGGAAGCCCGATCGGTGCGACGCCGTAGCCGCCGGAAAGGGCCGAGACCCCGAACTTCTGGCCAGTCGTATCAAATGATGCGCCCGTTAGGACAAGATTATTTGCCATCGGCTAGTAGTTCCCTGAATAGGTCGCACCGCCATCTATTGTTCTGACATAGAACTCATTGTATGAGCCGGCGGAAGTATCGACATTCGGCGCCATCCCGCCAGGCCACTTGATGGCTGGCGGTAGATTTGCACTGAAGCCGCCCGCACCGCCGCGGATCACGAGCGTGATGGTCTGCAATTCACCCGGCGTTCCGCCAGCGAGCGCAAGGCTACAGTTGGCCGTGAGGGTGACGTCGTAGGCTCGGTTTCCCGAGGCCGGGAAGGCCAAGGATTGACTTGATCCGCTGGCAGATGCGGTGATGACGGGCACCGGGCTCACACTGGTTCCCCCAGCAGCGTTGAGCGTCGTCCCTGTTAATGTAAGGCCCGAGCCGATGTTGATTGGTGTCGCGACGCCTCCGGTGCTGGACCCCGCATAGAGCTGGGTAGCAGACGCGGTGAAGTCTGACACACGGCAATGCTGGTTCCACGTCGTGCCGTTCCAGAACTCGAAACGGCCCAGCGTGGTGTTGAAGCCTAGTCCAAACTGGGTTCCGCCGAGCATGGGTCGTGCGCTCGCTGCCCAACTCTGCAGATTGCTTTGAACGAACGTGGCCACCTGACCAGCGCTATATTTTACGTCAGCCGAGGAGCTTGCCGAATACATGGCGAACTCATCGGCCGGCGCCAGGCTTGTTCCCGCAGCCAAAGCATGTGTGGCGATCGTCACGACCGAAAGCGTGCCGTCGCTCGTGGTCGTGAGAGTGCTTCCGTCTGGCTTCACCCCGCCGAGTTGGCTCGTGGACGCCACCGGGAGAGTGTAGGTCGAGCCAGCGCCTGTTCCGGGCAATGTTGCCTCAACAGCCGAGTTGGCGAGCGTCACCCAGCAAGAGGAGCCATTGGCCACACTTGTCGCCCCTAGACCGCTGATACCCGAAAGGACCAGCGCCGAGCCCGTATGGTTAATGACTTGGCAGCGAAAACCATCTGCGATCGTTCCGTCAACTGTCAGAGACCCAGCTGCAGAGCCGGCGACCACGACCGTCTTGTCGTTATCCGCTCCCGTCAAAGTGGCAACGGTGGCGTTGGAAGCCAGTGTGATCGTGCGGCTACCGGCCGGCGTCTTCCTAAACAGCATGGAGCGGGCGGACAGCGTGACGCGATAATCCGTCCCTGCGCGGTTCAGCGTGTCGATGTCCGAAAGCGCCGGGCCGCCGAGGGGTCCCGAGCTTATGTCGGTCAAGGAGGTAATTGCGAGGCCAGCGACGCTTAGGGTTCCGTCGGTCGCAACCTGAACGGTGTTTCCGTCCGACTTGACTCCGCCCAGCGTCGTTGTGGATGCCGTCGGCAGGGCATAGCTGTTGCCGGCGGTTGCGGACAGTGTCCCACCGGATAGGGCGAGTCCAGAGCCCAGGCTGATCGCGACAGGAGCACCAGGCGTTCCCGAACCGCCGAGAAGTTGACCCGAGGCCGCCGGGATCGCGCTCGTCTGCACCGCACCGATGATGCGGCTGTCGTTTGCGGCAGCAACCATCCCGGCCGCAGTGCCTACATTCAGAGTTGCGGCAACGCCAAGGCCGAGGTTCGCTCGCGCTGAAACAATGTTGCCTAGGTCGGAAAGATTGCCGGAGACAGCCAGTCGCGACGGATCGGACCCGTGCACATGGTCTGCGCGGGCGAACGAAGCCGAGACCCCAACCGACGCAGTTCCGTTGACGACGGGGGTAGCCGTCGCAGCTGCCGGAATGACTGGGACACCAGTCAGGTCGGAGAAGGACCCGCTCGAAGCAATAGTTGCAAGGCCAAGGTTGGTGCGCGCTGCCGCGCCAACGCCGACGACGCCACTGACGTCAGATAAGGTGAGCGTGACGGTGCCGCTGCGGCTGTTGAACGTGCCGACGCCAGACGTTCCAGTCGCACTGATGGTGCCATCTGAAGCGATGGTGACGCCAGCCCCCTGTTTGACACCACCGAGGACGGTTGCGCTCGCGGAAGGAAGCGTATACGCGGAAGTCGCAGACAGTGTCGTGCCGGCAAGCGCGAGGCCGGTGCCGAGCGTGATCGCGACAGCCGAACCCGCCGCGCTTGTCCCGCCCAGCAACTGTCCACTTGCCGCTGGAATGTCGACAGAGCGGACATACTGCACCCAACCGGAGGGAGTGTATGTCTCCCGTCGTGCCGTATCAGTCGCATAGCCCTCCATTCCGGCGACCGGGGCGGAAGGGCGAGCCGTCGTCGTCCAGCTCGGCAGGGTCAGCGATCCGGTGAACGCTGGATTGGTGATCGGTGCACGTGTGCTGTCGGTCGGGTGCCGATGATCGTCCCGGGTCGCGTTGACGGAGACACCGGCACTCGCAACCCCATCCATCGCCGGGCTGCTACTGCCGAGAGTGGCGGCCGCCGGCGCCGGTTGCGGCGCCCACGCAGTCCCACTCCACGTCAGCACCTGGCCGGCCGTCGCACCATTTTGAGACAGGCTTATGAGTCCGGCAGTCACATTGATCGGCGCCGCTCCGCTGTAAGTCGCGCCAGCCGAGACAGTCGTCGGCCCCCACGTCGTCCCGGTCCACCCCAGTATCTGACCGATCCCGGCTCCACCTTGAGCGATCGCAGCAGGATTGACACTGGCGATGGAGAGCGTTCCGTCGGTCGCGACGGACAAGCCGCTTCCCGGCTTGATCGCGCCGACTGACGAAAATGTCGCAGGGGTCGTCGGACCAGCTTGTCCTTGTGCCCCAACTGCCCCTTGCGCGGCAAGGAGCGACCACGCCGGCGACGCAAACGACCCCGTGCTGACGAGCGAAGTCGTGGCGACAAATGTTTGTCCGCCGTACGTGACCACGTCGTACGCTGCGTAGGCTGTGTTGGACTGCCAAGATCCACGGAAGTTGAAGCCTTGGCCAGACTGGCCCTGCGGTCCGGGGTCGCCCTTCGCGCCCTGAGGACCGACAGTGCCAGAGCCACCTGAGCCGCCGACGGCCGAGATAACGCCAGTGCTGTCGATCGCGACGCCCGGACCGGCAGAGAACAGCGAGCGCAACGCAGTGGCCGCCATTCGCTTCGGCATCGCGTTGCTGTTGACGATGACTTCGTCGCCGGCGACCAATATCGGCGAAACCGAGAATTGAAGATGGTCGTCGCCAGCCGCAACGACAGACCCCGATCGCATCGCCAAACCAAGGCCCAGACCAACTGCCTCAGGTCCCCCAAGACCGGACGAACTACGCCCGAGCAGCGTCCCCTGAGCCAAAGACACGGCCGGCTGCGTGTTGGCTAACAGGCCGCTCACTGAAACGCTGCGTGTCAGGCCATCCTGACTGATAGGCAAAAGGTCGCCGGCCGTCACGGCCGTTGCCACAGGCAACTGCTTGATCGTTGGCATCATCTACTCCAGTGGCTAAAGGCCGCAGGCTGCAACCAACGAGGTCACTGACTCTGCATGTAACAAGAAAGGTTCTAGGCGATCGGCGCCCAGCCTGATCCATTCAACCCCGACCGTTTCAACCAGAGTGTCGTTCCAATACCACCATCTAGGTTGCGATAATCGGACCCCGGCGGTGCGATGACGCGTCCCTCAGGTGAACCACGCCCGAGGCAACTTAAGAACCCGACTGGCTCCGCATCCGTGCACACCCTCAAGTATCGACCCGGCCCAGGATGCAATGACAGCTCACCGCCAAAGCTGGAAACAGATACGCTGCCATCCGATCGGGGGCTGACATAATCAGCCGAAACGCCGCTTGCGGCGCGCCAACGGCCAGACGTTCCAATCCAAACGACATCAGACCCGGCCGGAACAGTAAAGTCAGTCCCGATCCAATTGACTTGAAGCGGAATACTACCTTCACGCCCGAAGCGCATTGGCGCTTCTGACTGTAGACATAGTCTTTTTCCGTTGATAACGGGAAGGCCGACGGAAGCGATTGCGGTTGCCCCTTGACCGTCACCCGAAATCGAGACAGTGGCTGGAAAACCGCCGTAACCAGAGCCGCCCGAGGACAGCGCGGCACCGATGATGACACCATCCCGCAAGTAGACTGAGCCTTGGGCCCCTGCCCCGTTGCCCAGGATTGTAATCGTGGCGCGATTATAGCCACTTCCCCCGTTCACAATTCGGATGAACGTAATCTGATCTGATACAGCAGCCTGATAGTTACATATTATTCTCATTATTGTGGAAGAGGCTGGCAGAACGGTTGCTTCATCAAATATATCAGGAACGGTAATCGTTGTATTTGTCCCAACACTCGTCGTCGCTGCGATGGTGCTTGAGAGCCCATTCCACGAATTACTCCGGACGACTACGCTGTCGGTGTTAGCGAAAAGTGCTCGGGCTGGATCAGCTTGCACACTGGCAAAGAACGTATTGGCAATGACTGAGACGGCGCGTGGTCCGTTGATGAGATAGATGCCACCGCCATCCGAATCACGGATTGCAATTACGTTCCCATCTATAATAAGATCTTCGCATGGAAGACCAAAGTTTTCCCCATTGCCATCGGTCTCGACTTGCAAGGCAGTAATTGCGCGTAAGTTTTGGTAAAGACGATTGCAGGTGACCAGAACACGCTGTCCGCCACCTGCATTGATGCCGATATCGAAGGACTGGATTGTGTTGCCAGCTATATCACAGTCAACGCAGCCACCTGCGTCGATCCCATACTGACCGGCTCCACAAATGCTGTTGTTCGCAATCGTTGAGTGACTTGCGTTGACGAGGATCCCAGATGATCCCCTCACCTGACCAGAGAGGACAACTTGATTGTTGGAAACAGTCAGCCGGTCTCCGGCTGCAGCAATCCCATATGTGAGATTATCAAAGCAGGTGTTGTTGAGAACCGCAACATCGCAAGCATCGGGATTGGCTAGTCCCCAACGAGGTGGTTCTGAATTGGTCTCGTTGTAGTTCCCTACAGAAATCCCACGCTGATTCTGCCAAGCCCGACAGCCAATAATTGAGCTGTTCCGAACGCGCTGCTGGTAGCGTGTGTCATTGTAATCGAGGCAAATCCCATACGCACCATTCTGAGATGCAGAACAACCCTCAACAACGGCTCCGCATGCTGCCTGAATCCATAACCCATGAACCGAATTATTCTCGAACGTGCAATTGCGAACCGTGTGCCGGCTCCCAGAGCCGGTCAGTCCGTCTCGAGCCTGAATCGTCAGACCCGTGCCGAGACTCTGCCCCATTGCGTTCGTGAACGAGCAACCCTCGAAACGCGTCTCGGTGCAGGTTGAAGTAACGAGGACACCCCAACTTTCTGCTGCAATCTGGCCGGCGTCGAAGATGACGCCCACAGCCGTAAACTTCGCTCCACTCACGCTGATCCAAGCCCCGCCGGACTGTGACCGACGCCGCAACGTCGTCACGCCAGGAATCCCGATCAGGGTAGTCGAAGCCGAGATCGACCATTGGCCATCGACACGATACGTTTTGGCTCCAAGCCGGACGGGAGAGCCGCTGGACACGGCCCGCGTAAAAGCGAGGCTGTCATCGGTGATGCCGTCCCCGACAGCGCCAAAGGCCTCGACTGTGAGTTCGTCCCCAAGCCAGTCGCAAAGCTTCCTCGCCTTGCCGAGTGCCGCTCGAGCGATTTGATTGGATACATCGATCCCCGGGGTCGACAGCATTGTGCTGATCGGAATCGCGCGATCCTGTCCGCCTTGGCAAATAGGAATTATATCGCTCGGGACTGCCACGCTTGTCGCTGGTAACGCGGCAATACTGTACGGCGACGGGCTTGATAGGACGCCATCTGCCAGTCTCAGGCCACCGCCGATGGCGATCTTTTCTGGACTGCCTAAACCCGGACTCCCACGCCCCAGCAGACCCGGCGTGAGTGATAAGGCAGACTGTGTTCCAGCGAGGAGCTGGCCTCTAGTGACGCGGCGTGCGCTTCCACCTTGGCTGACGAACATCACGTCGTCATCAGACGCTACGACTGCAGGCTGCAACTGGTCAATCGTCGGCATCAAACGCCTCCAGTCCCGAGAACCAGCGCATTGCCATCGGCATCAACTAGCGATGTGCCATCCTCAAGGATAAGGATCGCACTACTTCCGCCGGTCGAGACATACGCAACGACAGGGAGTAAAATGGATCGAGTTATGGCGCGACCAGCTTCTGTGCTGATAGTGATTGTGACCGTGTAGACGGTATTGACGTGTCCTCCCTGAAGCCAAAGCACAGCTCGAGAGCCGTCTGCGGCTGCTGAAAGAAGTGATAGATCTGACGAGCCCGAAGGCGTGATTGTGACATCCAGTGTTGAAATCGCATCGCCGTCATTTCCGGAAAGAACTGGGCCGATGTCGAATTGGTAATCTAGCACATCGGCCGGGTCTTTGGCGGGCCACCTTAAGACGGCCGGTGGTCGCGCCGGAACCCCGCGAGGACCGGGAACGAACCCATCAATGACTTGGAGACGAGATGCACTCGGGCGCCAAACATGACTAGCCGTCGTCGCCATGAAGCGATCTCCTGCAATTGCAATTTTGACGATAGGAGTGTTAGGTCGGCGCTGCCGAATGAGAGAGGTCGTTTCTCTGCGACGCGCTCAAGCCGAAATGCGCTCTCAATACTGCACTATGATCATTCCAGCCGCGCCGAACCCACCGGCTGCGTTATTCCCGTAGCCTCCCCCGGCGCCAGAACCTGGAGCTTTACCGTCCGCCGGCGGACCGCCTCCGTTCGAGCCTCGTCCGCCGCCGCCAAAGATGCTGGCACCGCCGTTGCCTGCAGGGACTCCAGTGATCATCGGCCCATCCCCTCCCATCCCGCCCTGAACCAACAGGTCTCCCGACACTCCGGCGCCACCAGCGCCTCCGTGACTGTCAGGGTTCGCAGAGGCCCCGCCCTGACCGCCCTGCGCAGTCACTGAATCACCAAACTGCGATGTGCCGCCCACACCACCCGTCACATTTGGCGGGGAGGACGCGCCGCCGACCCCGATGACGATTGGAAAACTCTGGCCAGGCTGCACCGACAGGATCACCTCGGCAAATCCTCCCGCGCCCCCGCCACCACCGCCGAAGCTCGTTGTACCGCCGCCGCCGCCGCCGCCTGCGCCCACCACCTGCACCCGCACTCGTCGGACACCTTGCGGAACCTGCCAATTACGATTGGCTTTCATGACTTCCTGTCGGCTGAAGCCGGGTACCAGATCGGGCAAGTGGAAGGCCAGCAGGGGCGACGTTGGAAGGACGTGGATGTCGTCGGCCGTAACGCCGGCCTTGCCGACCCAGGTCGTCACGCCATAGAGCCCAACCCAACCCGGGTCAGGACTGGGCGGCGCGAACGTTCCTACAGGGAGTGGCGCGCTCACCTTGGCGGCAAGATTAAGGACCGTTCGGCGCCTCGTGTTTTGTGCAGTTCCGGAATTGCCCGGGCCGCTGAACGGGACTGTCGGGCTAGCTGCATTCCAATACTGTAACGTGAGAGGCTGGTCGTCTTTCTCCTGCAGGGAGGCCTGGATGAGCCAACATAAGACAGTCCCCTGATCTGGAGCTGTGCCGAGTTGGAGTGTAACTGAGCTCGCGTTGACGGCAGTCTTAACGATCGAGGTCGGATCTGCTGGCAATGAACCAAACCCAGCATCGTCAAGAGACATGGGCACGGAGAGCGTGCCGGGTCCGATAGAAACGGCGTACCCACTCGAATCGGGATTACATTGGAGTCCGTCTGCGACAGGCGAAGCTCCCAAAACCATCTTGGCGAGAGACCCAAATGCGAGCAACGTATTGCGTTGAATCGAAAGGAAGTCGGTATCGAGCGGGATTGAGCCAGGATAAACGATCTGTCGATCCATCAGGAGCCTCCTTGGACGCGATGGATCAGCGTTGGCGACCCAACCGCCAGTGTTCTTGTGCAATCGGCGGTGACAAAGCAGTCAACGCGATTGCTGCCGCTATCGGCAAGGTGCAGGATCTGCTCAGCCTGCGATCCGGAGCCAGGCCGCGCCGCCGACAGGCATCGCCGTTGCAATGTCGGTCCAAAGTCCGCTCGGAACCGCGTCGGCGCCAGGGTGAGCAACGATAAGACATTCAAACGGCATATTCAGCGAGCCCCAACCACCTGCACTGCCCCATGCCAAGCCCGACGGAACATTATAAGCCCCCGTGTCTGCAGGCCGAGCGGCCTCGAATATATCAATGCGAAAGCCGTTCGCCGCGGCGGCCTCATCCAAGGCGGTCCGGGTCACCCGCTGCCGCCGCATGGCTTTAAGCATCCGAGCACGGAAGGGGGCGTCGGTTTCAAGCAAGCGTCGGCTAAATGCCGCACCGAGAAAGTCTGCAGCAGCAAGGTCGAGGAATTGGTCTGAGGCGGTCCCGATCCGCGTCTGCCCACGGACATACTCTAGTAAGCTGTAGAGGGACGACCATGCAGCACTGATCCCGTCGAGTACACCATCTAGAACCGGCGCAACGTCGCTGAACCAATGAGCCGGTAACGTAAGACGAAGACGCTTTGTAAAATCGCTCAGGTCGCCGATCACGATGTCACCAGGATCGTTGACGGGCGGATCAGTCCAAACATGGGCGGTATCAGGTCGGTGGCGCTGCCATTGATCGCAACATCAGACACGCGAGTGACTTGCCGGTCAGCATCATGAGCAACTTGGTAGATCTTCGAAATGACGAGCGGCGCGCCGATAGGGAGCGCCGCCACATAGGCCACAACTGCCCCCCGAGTTGCGACGAGTGCTGACGCGGTGCCGCTGACGCGCAGGCTGACATTCGCCGGAACTACAAGGGGAGCACGGATTCCATACGTTCCACCAACTGGACGTACTTGCTCAACCGCCGTAGCAATCTCCGCCATCAAAGCCGCAGACGGCGCTCCGGTCCCGTCATCCACCGTGATCGTGAAGTGGCCTGGCCGGATGGCACCGGCGGCATCCACGCGCTCAGCGACGGTGAACGACAGTCCTTGTCTCACCGATGAGATCGCAAAACCAATGGCTTGTGCAGTCGCGCGCGTGCGACTGTCGAGGAATCCAGTAAAACGCAACCGCAAAGCCTGGTCGCTCTCGGCATCTAGGCCTCCGTATAACGGCGCGTCATTCGTAACTAGGTCGATCCCCGGAATCGCGCTCGACAACTGATTGATAGCACCAGCCCGTACGTTTCCAGCTGCACCAGAGTGCTGAGCCACGATAGGAGCGCTTACTCCCACAGCGCTTGCGCTGAGTTGGTAACCGTTTCCGGTCCAAGCCGAATTGGAGGGGTCAGCCGACACGACAAACAACTGATCAGTCGGTCCAGTCCCAGTTCGCACGAGGGCACCAACCGGTATCACGGTCGCGAGCCCGGCGGATACCCGACTAAATATGACCTGCCCCGAAGCAGGCGAGGCAGGAAGTCTCGCCATCGCGAAGTCAGCAACCCAGCTGTCCAGATCCGCACCCGCGCTGGTCGACGCTCGGGTCGTCGCCAGTACCTGGACAATCAACCATTGCAGCCAGAGTGCGACAGACGCGTTTGCTTCGAGAATAGCGCGCAGAACGCTTCCGACTGTTACGTCGACCAATTCACGACAGGAAGCAGTGGCCGCAGCTGCCTGCGTCCGCACCAAGGTCGCGAAATCCTGCAGTTGGAGTTGCATCGCTCTCAGCCTGGCACGTTGAAAGCAAGCGCAGCCGACTCTGAAGTCACCGCGTCCGCATAGCGCACCTGGACATAGAGCTCGCCTCCCGGGTCTGGCCGCACTTCAACGATCGGTTCAGGTACTTGCCCCACCGCAACTTCGATCTGCATCTGCAGTCGAATTAATGATTCAATGCTTGCAGCATTGACCGGGCGCCCGACAAACTGCCCCAAACCCGCGCCATAATCTGGATTCCAGATATAATCGCGCGGATTCGTCATCAAACGGCGGAGCACTCGTTCGGTCCCCAGCGCCGGCCCAACAGAGGTCGCCAGATCGCCTGTCGGCGAGATCGACAGATCACCTGACCAAGTCATTTTGATATCAGGCATGAAGTCTCCTAGTCCTGGGGAGTGGGCAGTGAAGTCGTCCCGCCTTGTGGATCACTGTGGGTGTGCTGGTTGTAATGACTGCGAAGTTGATCCAAGGAACCGTGCCGATCGTAGACTTCCCCATCCACGTGGAGATCTCCCCGGATCGAGATTGTGCCGTCATTGCGTAACCGTAAAAAGCTTCCACTCTTATGAGTGATCCACAATTCCCCGACTGGAGTATTCGGCACGACGGACGTCTCACTCCACGCTCGCCCCACAACGACGCCATGTTCAGCGTCGCCCTCTTGCGGCAGGACGAACACTTGATCGCCCACACCCGGCGGTGCCGAAAGCCCCCACCCATTCCCAACCCACGGGCTCAACAACGGCAGCCACCCAGTCAAAATGCCTTCAGGTTGCAGCTGAACACGCACGGTGCCGTTCGCAGGATCAACAGATGTCACCTTGCCGAACCTAGGCTGACCCGCACTGGCGTCTTGCGACCCGCTGAAACCTTTCATCGCATTAATAAGCCGATCCATCACGACACTCCTTGAAGAGTGAGATGCTGCGTAAACCCACGCTGCAGGTCGACGTGCCGCGTGATCTGAGTGACGGAATAGGCGCGGTCCCACATCGATCCAGTCCCTGCAATGTTGACCCGGCTGCGAGAGCCCAGCGCAAGCTCGCCCGGCATCGTAAGCTCGGCAGTCCACTCGTGGCGCTTCAAGTCTGCAGCAATCCGCTCAGCAAGCCGCTGAGCCTCATCCGCGGTCAAATTCGGTCGGGTGATGGTTCGCTTCTCAAGAGGCCCACCACCCGCAATGCGAGCAGTCCCGACTACCGTCGCTGCAGTCTTCGAACCCCAACTCTTGACCGTCACTTCGACAGCACGAGCAAGATTGACGCAATGCTGCAGTCGAACACTGATGCAATCTTCGATCCTGAGTGCCATGCTCACCGCCGCTATTGGTAGGCCGAATCGAAGAGCATCACCGATCATATAAATATCGAAACCCTCATTCGTCGCCAGGAACGCGAGAAGATCCCATTCCGTCGTTGCTTTAGAGAACTGCCCCAATGTGATCCGATCGTGCTCGGACTGGTAATATCGTCCAACCGGCGTCGATGTACTATCGATGACCGCTCCCAAGCCGTGCCGGTCTGCAAGTAATTGAGCAATCTCGCTGGAGGTGCGGTTCGCAAACGACTCCCCAGCCTGTGAGTCGACGAGAATGCTCGATAGGTCACGCCCTTCGATGCTGATCAGCCCTTTGACAGGATCGAGCATGACGGAGTCCGCCTTGCCGACAATCATGGACTGCCAAATGCCTGCTAAGCCGATTCTTACTTCGACTCTTTGATCTGGGTTTATTGCAACGATCTGAGGATCTGTACTTGAAGCAACTTCGACACGGAAGCGGTCTGCGGAAAAGTGATTGTTGCTTTGCACTTCTGCGCTGATGGCGCCAACAACGAGGCTGCCGCCAACGCTGACCTGGAGACGCGGTGTCCGAATGCTACTTGGCAATCCCTCCTCCAGCAGTCTTGTCGATCAAGGGTATCTCTAGCGATAGCACCCCGTTGAGAACTGGGTCGGTCAACCCGTTCAGCTCGGCTATCCTGTTCCACTGTGTGGCATCGCCAAGTTGTTGCAGGGCAATGCGGAAAAGATCGCCGCCCGCAACCGTCACCACCGTCATCGGAGCGCCCCTAAGTAGGCCTGCATCGTCACGTACTGCGCCAAAGCGCCGGCAGCGGAGACGACCGGTCCCAAGTCACTCCCGCCTAATCTAATACCTGCCGACGCTATCGCCTGTTGCAAGGCGACGCCGCTCAGGACAGGAACCGTCAGCGCCGGAGCGATGGCTGTCTCGAGCCAGTCCGTAACGAGCGCGCCTGGCCAGGGAACGACGCACAGTTCGATCCTGTACGGAATCCACCGACTATTCGTGGCCTCGGCGAGGAAGTCCTGGATGATGACAGTGTAGCGCCAAGCGTCCCACGCGAGCAAAAGTGGCGCGCCAAGCCGCCTCAGCCGCTCTAGAGTCCGAACACGGCCTCCTGCGTCCGGTCCGGAGAACACGCCCGACCACCGAATTGGCGCCTCGTCCGGCCCCATCGCGTCAACGATCCGTCCGCCACCCGGCATCGTGTGCACCACAAGTTTTTGTCGGCCGCCAAAACTGATCCGCTCTGGAACTTCGAAGCCATCGAACGCCACTGGACCGAGAATGATGGCGGTAGACATCAAACTGCCCCCGATGCCGTCCAAGCAGGCGATTGCCGCGGATCGAAAAAGCTTGTCCCGCTCGGAGGTCGTGACGCATCACGCGCCATCTGCTCAGACAACCAGTGTCCGACTAACCGCCCGTCGAGCATGACAACGCCTCCGCTCCCTTCTGTCTGATCACGAGACGTCGGTTGCGGCGCGATCGCCCGGTCCTGCTGCATGCTCTGTCTCTGAACAGCGGGACGGATATCGTTCCTGAACCATGGCGCGGCGGCCGAATGCGGCTCAGTCGCGGGCGAAGGTTGCAGTCCCAGGCGGTCTGCTGTCCCGCTGATGTTTTGCTCAGTCACTCGCTGCAAGGAGGGAAATGCCGTCCCTATCGACGCGATCAGCGACCCGTTGGGCTTTGGAGCATCGCTGAGAACCGGCGCTGCCGCTGCGGGCGATTGGACCGGATCCGCTCGAAGAGCATCGATGCGTCGCTGCGGTTGGACTGCCGATCGGACCGGGCTCATGGCCGTCTTAGCGGTCGCCGCCGTCGGACCAGGCTCTTGCGCTGCGCTGAAGTGCTGGTTGATCACAAGAGATGGAACATCCGAAACGTTTGCCCGGTGGGGAGCTGAAACGGGTGCAGCGCTGCTTTCCGAACTCGAAGGAGTTTCCACGGCGGGTGCAACACTGGTCTGAGCAGCCACCGTCCGCTCCGACGGAGCGGACGGCCCTGCCGCCGCAGTTGACCTCGGCTCCTCGACGACTGGCCGCTCCGTTGCCTTGGCTGGAACCTGCTCGGCTTGCGCCGGTGCGGCTGCCAAGTCCTCCGACGGCGCAGGTCTGCTCACCACACGCGCAATGCCAGCAACCGCTTTACTGGACGCCTGAGCCTCTCTGATCAGTTGAACGAGACCCGCACTGGTCGCAGCAATCGCCCGGTCGACGTCGGCAAGCTCTCGGTGGATGATAGCCAAACCGGCGCTGACGTCATCCTGAAGAGCAAGTCGAATTCCGACCTCATACGCGTCGACCATGTCTTGTCCTCGCGATCTCGCCTGGCTTAAACGTGTGACAATCCGACCTAGAACATTTTCCGATCAGTTGGAATCACCTGATCGGAAGTAATGCTCTTCTTATCAATGAATTAGAGCACTACTCCCGAGCCAACCGGCTCGAGAGGTGCTCTAGGCGATCGGCTCTTCAGGGAACTATTGCGCTTTCGGCTTGGCATTATTGCCACTCGCCCCGAGCATAGTCCCAGACGAGCCCATTCAGTTCGCCGATCGTGACGACCCATACACGACGGTCGAATTGGCCAAGGCTGAATGCGACGTCGAACGGAACTCCGTTCTTCACGAGAAAGAGTGAATCTCGTAAATCAGCTTGGTGCGTGAAAGCTTTCAGCGCGGTCGGCTGTTCGAACCCGGCCGCGCCTATGGATTTCCCTGCTCGGCGTTCGCCAACCCCTGCCCGATCGCGACCATTCCTGCATCGCCGAGGCGTTGCACCAGGCTCTCGAGTTGTCCCTCGCTCGCCGGTGCTGGCTGCGGCACCCCATCGATGCTGCTGACGCACATCGCAAGCATCGCATAACCCACATATCGGTCGTTGCCCGCCAGCATTGGACCTACCGCCTTGAACAGCCTGAGACGGTCGAGCGCACCAGGCCGCCGGATCCAGAGTGTCCGCCCGAGCGCGTCCGTCGCCTCGAACTCTTGGGCAGCTTCGACGACGATCCGCTGCGACGGCGTCTGCAGCTCTCCGATGTCCGGCATCAGATGCGCTTCCGTCGGCTTGCAAAGAAGTCCAGCCGCTGACGGACAGCAGAGTCTCCTTTCCACTGGCCGGCACTGGCCATCTTGAACACCGCACCTTCGAATTGATAGGTGCTGGTCGAGCCATCGGCCTCGGCCACATACTGATACAGCGTGCCGCCCTCGAGCAAACCGCCCACGTGCCAGGCTTGCTCAAGTCCATCGATGAAGTCATCGGCGGCCGCGCTGCCCCGTTCGAGTTCGAAGTGCCCTTCCCAACCTTTCGGCAACTCGGCAGCGATATGAACGCCATCCAAACGATCAATCCGGATCGGATGTGTAAGCTGCCGACTTTCAAACCCGGTTACATGACTGAGATCCACACGCGTCCCGGCCTGACCAGTTGCACTGGCTGGCCCAATCACGACCAACTGACAGTCACGTCCCGTCGAGAAACTATTCGCAGGCATTCACTTGCTCCTAGATGCTCTTCGAGCCGTCAATCTGCCCAGACGGCAGCGTCTGCCTTGTAACCTGGACAGTCTGACCACCCTCGAGATTGACGATAAAGCGCTCGTTGATGGCCTGATACTGGATTTGCGCGTCAGATTGCACATACCCCAGGCTCGTCCGGGATGGTGGGTTGTTGCTCAGGTCGCAGATCACCGAAAAAGGCTGAGCGCCATTCGTACTCCCAAGCACCCCTTGTCCAAGAAGGTTCTGGAGGAAGCTCAGCTGCGTGCTGCGGATACGCCGGAACAGTCCGGAGTTGATGACCTGGCCAACATACTGGCCCATTCCCGCACTCAGCGTCTCAGCGATGAAGTTCGTCAAACGGGTATAGTTATCGCCGTTGGTCGCGGCATTGGAACTGGAATTGTGCCCACCACGCACACCCCAGAATGCGCCAGCTGGCTGCGGATTGGCTATGACGTCGATCCCGGCGCCCAGCAACGCCGTCAACTCGGCCGAGCTATAGCCGCTTGAACTCCCGCTACCTGGCACACCGGACCGTTGCGTCCCGACAACCCCGTACAGCGGCTTGTTCAGGCTGCTCTGTTCCGGGCTCAAATTCGAAAGCCGGCCCGCGACAAAGCCTTGCGGACTGAC